GCCACGGCCTTGCGGCGGCTGGTCAAGCCCGCTTCCAGTTCGGCCACGGTCGCTTGCACGTCCTTGAGCGGATCGACTTGGAGCTGTTTCGGGGCCAGCCATTCGCAGGCCAGATAGGCCCGGGAATTGGACTCGAAGTCCGGGGCTGCCAGTTCCCCCGACAGAACGCCAAAAGTGACGACGCGCCGCCAGATCGGGCGGAGAAGCTGAGGCACCAGCGTGCCATACTGGACCGCTTCGACACGCTGCCGGAACGGCAGCAGCCCGGCCCGGAGACTGGAATAGTTAGCCCCGGTCAGATCGCCGCTCAGCAGGTGCTCCGGCAGGCCCAGCCCGGCGGCAAGCTGTTGCAGGTTGAGGCGCAAGAAGGCCCCGATTTCCTGCACATGACCGGGACTGTTCCATTTTACATCGTAGCCAGACGGCAGCCGCTTCATGGTGCCCGGTTCAAGGCCGGTTTCGAGAATGCCGCCTTCGCCAGTCCCGTCATAGGGTTCCCCAGCGGTGCCATTCATGTCCACCAGAAACGCCATGTGCATGGCAGCGACTTTGTTGCCGACAAGCAAAGCGTCACAAAGCTGGTCCAGCTCACTGGCGGGCAGGATCACGGGGGCCAGCCAAGAAACGCCCCGAACCTGCCCCGCCGCCAGCGGCTTCATCACATGCAGGATTTCGTCTGCCGGAATGCGGACAGGCGGTGCATAGTTGGCAAACTGGTCATGGGGCCGCGACGGCAGGACGTGGTAGGCCACCCGGTTGCCGTCCGGGTCAAATTCGACCCCTTGGACAATGCAAGCCCCGTCCGCCAGCTCGCGGGTCAGGGACTCGTCCACCAGCTCCGGTGGGATCAGGCGCAGGCGCGGCCCCATAGGCGTCGTGATGGTCTGGACGAAGGACTCGCCGTCGATGACCAGCCCCCGGGCAATGTCAGATTGCAGGCCCCAGAAGTCCGTCCGCCCATCGGCGTCCGCTTCATCGGCCCAATTCTGGAAATGGGCGGTCAGCTCAGTCCGGATTTCCGTGTCCGGGTGCCCCGGGGTCGGCACGATGCCCGGCCCCACCAAAGCCCCAGCCCAGTTCGCGACGGCCTGAGACAGCCACGGGTTATTGGCGGCAAGATAGCGGGCACGGCTGCGGAGCGATGCGCCAGCGGCGGAGACTTCCGGGTTGATGCGCCCCATCGTCCCCATGCCCCAGCCGCGCCGCCCCCCGGCTGCCCCGTCGAAACGGCGGACATGGGTGGGCTTCGCAGCGCGGCGGAAGAGCTTGGGTAGGAACGGGAACGCCATTGGGTTAGGCCCCCAGCTCCGCCAGCAACTCGCCAATGAGGCGCGAGGCCGGAACCGCAAAGCGCGCGTCGATGCTCAGCCGCCCGCCAATCGCAGCCAGCAGTTCTTCGGCTTCGGGCGAAACCGGCTCTTGTTCCCAGCCAGCGAAGGGCTTGAACGTGCCGTCGCTGAGCATGGCCAGCCCCATGTCGAAGGTCTCGCCTTCGCGTGTGCGCTGAATTGCCTCTTCAATCGGAGACAAGGGCCGGATGACCCCATCAACCTTTTCAACGCGGCCCATCAAGCCACCGACAGACGCGACTTGAAGATACTGAGAAAAAGCTGCGACCTGACCGCGAGCAAGCCCATACTGAAACGCCTTAAACATGAGGCGCAGGGCACAAATGCTCTTCAAGGGGTAGGCTTCAGCACGTCCCTGACGACCAGCGGTTTGGATGTAGGCGCGCTGCGTCAAGTTCCGCAGAGATTTATCCAGCGCGGGAACATCGTCGGCGGGCGTTTTGTCAAGTTTGGCAAAGGCGTTGGTCGCATCGCGGATCACATACATTGTCAGGCTCCTATCACTCTTATCGACTCATCTATTCCAATTGGAGTTGTAAAGCAAGTAGAGACGCGATACAAGCTGAGTCATCGGTCTGGCTATGGGGTTTGCAGATCGTGTCGAAGGCCGGGGGCTGGGGATCGTGGTGGGTTCCCAGCCCCCTTTTCATAGAAGCTCCCCGTTTTCCGGGGCTTGCCACCACAACGAAAGGACCACTCAACATGCCCGGACATGCTTACCCCGTCGGAATCGCTATCAAGGGTTCCGGAGGTCGCAAGACCAAGGAAAACCGCCACATCCGTTCCAGTCGCGCACGGCGGCGGGCCTTCTGGTCAGAGGTGGAAAAGTTGGTCAAGCAGTTCAACCGGAAGACGGGCAAGCCTGCTCCGGTAAACATCGACGACGAAGAACTTGAGCGCCGGGCCGCCGCTGACCCCGATTTCGCAGAGCTGCGGAAACAGGTATTTGCCGTGCGGGATCGGTATCTTGGTTTTTGAGGCCCGAAAGAGTCTCAGAGATAAAAAGCGGCGGGACCATTGGCCCGCCGCTTTCTGTTGGATCAGTTCATGCGTTCATTAAGAGAGGGAAGCGGCGGCAACATGATGCCTGACGATGCGCAGTGTTGGCTGAATTCAGCACGGAAATACGGATAAGTTGCAAAGCGACCCACTTTTTCGAAAAAAAAGCGCGTATGATCTGCATCGAAATTTTCGAGACCAGTGTAAGCTATAAGATACTCGGAAACGAATTTAAGAACTTTCTTACGCCCAAGTTTCACCTCGGAAGTCCACATGTAATGTCCAAGTATCAAACCTCGCTCAGAGTCGAAGTGGAATCCACTTGGCTCGCCAAAAAAGCCAAAGTTGTTCAACTCATCAAGCGCGTCGAATACTTCAGGCTTAATTGAATACTCGGACTTGATGAGTTTTATATCTCGGAGACGCGCCGCGACGGACAGATCATGATAGGTTTGAGCATCGAACTCGGCAGGCAACCCCGCCGAGTTAGGTTTTTCAATGTCAGATTTCTTTTCCATCATGCAGCCAAGTTATGGTTGGCAGGTCGCGAAGTGTTCGCAACTTTCTCCCGCCAAGCAGAAGGGTTCAGTTTTCTCTCGTAATGCAAGACAACCGGCATGAAACTCTTAGCCTTGTCTTCCGGAAGCGGCTTCCGAATGTCACCTTTGCTGATCAACTCAAAGTCTTCTCCAAGTGCGTGCGCAATTCGCGCGATCGTTTTGAGGGTCAGATTAGGGCCAGTGGACGAGAAAACTTGCGAGACTCGAGCAGGAGTCATGCCAAGGCGTTCCGCCAATTCTTTATTCGAAACGCCTTTCCGGTTCATAGCTCTTTGCAGCGCGACCTGCACAGAGAAAACGAGGGCCTCAATTGCGAAGTCTTCCTCTTCACCTTCGAGAGGGCCGAGAAACTCTTTGTTGATAGCCATGATCATTCTCCCAACTTTTTCGCAACTCTTTTGAGTTGCTCTTGATTTGCCTTTTGATCTTTTTTGATCGTAGCTTCAGGGCACTGAAAGCTGGTTGGTGTTCCTTCAACCCAGCCGCCGTAGATTCGCAGTTGGTAAGATTTAACGGCATAAACCATTACATCTTTACCAGCAGCATCCTTGAAGCGCCCTTCCGATTTGAATTTTTTGTCGTGAAGCCCTTCGGGACCGTGCTCGCTTAGATGGTTCAGAATTTCAGCTGCTCGCGCACGATCCTTGGCAGGAGCTTTCCTGAATTCCTTCAATGCTTTACGTGCCAGCCACACCTCACAATACGGCCCTTCTGCTAGTTTGTCGTAATCGTCTGCCAAACCAGTTTGCCCGACCAAAAGTTAAGTTATAGCTAAACGCCACGTACGGCGTGTCAATACATCTTTAGCTAGACGCTACGTCCTGACGCACAAGTTTTTGTGATTTTTACAACACATGCCCCTGAGGAAGATCATCCGAGCCAGCGTGATCTAACCACTATTGCGGGTGTTTTGGGAAGAGTCTTCGCTTCCACTTCCTCTTCCCGCCGCTCCACCTTGGCGTTGACCAGCGCCCGCACGGCCAGCCCGTAAACGACGCAATCCAGCGATTCCGCCCGCCGCCCAGGTATCCGCTCCCATTGCCGCACGGGTGCGCCCTTCACATAGCGCATAACTAGCCGTTCGGATGCCAGCTCTTCGTAAAACCGCCCCTCAAGGCTATCGGAGAACCGGACACTTTTGCCCCGGCTTAGGCGGCTGGTGAGTTGCGATTTCACCGAGTCCACGCCCACGATGAACAGGCGGCTGCCCTTGGTGTCGCTGGCGCGGATCACGGGCCGGTTCCCCGATGCGCCCTTGATCGCGTAAATCCGGCGGTTGGAGCGCGGGCGACAGAAGCCCATAACCCGGTCCATCGTCTCGCCGTCGCCCGCGTCCACCGCTGCCGCGTCCACCCGCAGGATGCCGCCCTTGGGATGCTTCCAGATCGTCTTGAGCGCGTCGTCCAGTTCGGCCCAAACGTCATCGGCCATCGGGTCGCCCCAGATCACGAATTGGCATAGGACGAAAAGGTCATCGCGGCCATGCCCAAGGAAGACGACTTCCAGCCGGTCCCGCTGCACGTCCACGCCAGCGGTGATGAACAGCACGTCCGCCGGGATCGCATCGGGCAGCCCGAAGGGTTCGGCCCGTGCCGCCAAGGCCGCTTCGTCGATCTCTTCGGCGGCTTCGCGCCAGCCTTGGGCTAGGATCGTGTTGACGAAGACCTGCAATGTGTCGGGCTGTTTCTTCGCGTCGATAAATTCAGCCGCCAGCTTGCCCCACGATGCGTTGGCGAGGGTGCTCACCAAGGCGTTAAGACGGAAGCCCGCATGGCCCTCCACGTGCGGCGCTGTAGCCCGCCAGCGGCCCTTCTGCACCATTTCGGGCTTGTGCCGCTCTTCGATCAGGGAAGAGCACTCAGGGCAGCGGAAAGCGGCTGTGTGCGGCTGGTCGGGCTGCCACTCGATATGCGACCACTGGATTTCGGTGAACGCGCCACAATCCGGGCACGGCACCTCATAGACCCGCCGGTCGGAGCGCGCATAGGCCCGGATCACGTTGGACGTGGCCTCAAGGGTCGGGGTGCTGCCCAAGATGATCTTGCGGTTGGCGAAGCTGAGCGTGCGCCGCTCTGCCAGCGTGATCGGGCTGCCCTCCACGCCCGCTTCCATCGCGTCGGCTTCGTCGATCAGCAGGACGCGGACGTTGTGGCGGCGAAGGTTGCGCGGGGACTTGGCGGCGATGATCTTGAGGCTGCCACCGGGGAAGCGGCGGCTCAGCAGGGTTGACCGGCCTGTGTCGTCGGCGTCGGCAGAGATGAGGCCCCGGAGCGCGGGCGTGGCGTCGAAGATCGGCTCAAGGTCCGAGACGGTGTAGTCCCGGCAGTCGGCCTCAGTCGGCAGAAGCGCCAAGATCGGGGCCGGTTCGTTCGCCACGTAGCTGGCCAGAGCGCCGGTCAACAGCGTGGTGAAACCCACCCGGACGGGCTTGACCAGCGTCACCCGCTCAAGGGTCGGGTCGCTGATAGCGTCGGCAATCTCGCGCTGGTAGGGCCAGAGGCTCACCCGGCCCGGAAGCGCAGAGACGCCCTCAGGCAGCCGCATGTGGGTTTCGATCCATTCCGACAGGCTGAGGCGCGGCGGCGGGGTCAGTGCCCGGAGTGCGTTGCGGCGGGTGATGGTGAGCGCGTCAGTCATGGGCGGTTTCCTCCAAGGCGTCCCGGACTTCCCGGTCAATCATCTGCACGTCGTGCGGGGTGAAGTGGCCAGCGGTCTGCGCCACCCGGGACGGCACCGCCAGCATGGCGGCCCGGACAGCCCGGAGAACGGTGGCCCATTCCCGTTCCACCTCAACAGCGGGGATCAGCTCGCCACGGGCCTTGGCGTTCGCCGTCTCCACCTTCTCAGCGTTGGCTTTTGCCAGCCGGAGTTTTTCGGCGGCAAGGTCGTTGTCCACCTGTTTGCCCTTGGCCAAGCTCCGGCAGTGATCGCAATAGGCTCGGATGCTGGCCCGGAGCGGGAACGTCTTGTCGTCGTCCCGGGGCAAAACGCCATCTCGCCCCAGAGCGTGCGCCCGGTTCGGGGTAATCCCCAGCCACTCCCCCAGCTCCGCAGCCGTCACGGTGGTGTCCCCCTCCACGGGGGATTTCCCCACGGCGGTTTCCTCCGGGGAGTCCCCCCACACCATCGCGTCAACCTGTTCCAGCGTGTATCCCATTGCTCAGTTCCTCAGTTTCACCGGGGGATTTCCCCCAGAGGTTTTTTCGATTTCAGAATCTCTCCACGGGGGGAAACCCCGAGGCTCAGCGTCCCCCCCGGTGCGCCCCCGCCAGAGGGACCCGCAATCCCCCAGAGGCGCGGTCTCTCCATCCCCCCACTCAGCTTGCACCCCCCGCCTGCGGCAGCGGTGCGGCAGCGCAGTAGCTGCCGCCCCCCGTAGGGGGGTGTGTGGTGCCGCAACCTTGGTGCCGCGCGGCTGCCGCAGCGGTGCCGCAGCGCTGCCGCAACAACTGCGGCGGCCCGGAAACACCCGTGGGGAAGCCCTGCCGCCCCCCAGAAGGCGCGCAGGGGAGATGCCGTGGGGGATTTCCACTGGGGGAATATCGCGTCAACCTTCATCCTCTTCCCCCAGAATGTCGGTGGCGTCAGGACGCCCCAGCGCCACTTCCCCACGGGCGAGGCGTTTTCCGGTCTTCCGGTCGGGCTTCATATACTCTTCCACATTCAACACCCCGTCCTTCAGCATAGCCTTCATTGCCTTTGAGAACTGAGCCTTGCTGATACCGTGAGACTCGGCTTCAGGTTCGTCCGCGAAACGGCTGGGGGCGTAGTTCACACCGGGGGAGTTGCTAACGAAGGTCTGTTGCCGGGCCAGCCTGTCCAGAATGTCGAGGAAGACGAATTTGGCCCGTGAGGCGTCAGCATACTCGTTGTTGACTTTCACATAGCAGCCTTCATGCCACTCCATCTTCATTTCAAGCCCGCGTTTCCCGTAGTTGGTCTTCTTGAGTGAAAGGACGTTGATTTCCGGATTGTCCGGGTCCATTGCAAGATACGATCTTGAGCGTACAGCGTTGTTCCACCCGACGGAGAACCCATCACCATCGCCGGTGGCCATGCCAGTTCGGCTTGGATGCGCCAGCAGGACGAAGGTGCAGCCGTAACGCAGGCCATAACCCACCAGAAGGCCGATGAACGCCTTGGCTTGTTCTTGGCTGTTCGGGTCGAGCGCATGGAGGTTGGCGAGCGTGTCGAGCACCACCAGTGTGGGCTTTGCGGCGGCGATTTCCCGTTCGATCCGTTTCAAGACCTTGGTGGGCATCACCTTGCCGTCTTGCGCCACGGTCGCAAACACGGTGTCTTCGGCCACGGCTGAGCGCAACAGAACGCGGCCCCGGTGCTCTGCCGGGTCAACGTCAAGGCCCCGGCACACGTCGGCGAAGCGGCGGTGCAATTCGTCCTTATCGTCTTCCGCACCATAGTAGAGCGCCACGCCCGGCTTGCTGATTTCGTGCCCCAGCCATTCGCCCCCGGTGCCGGTGGCAACAGCAAGCTGGATGCCCAAGAGGCTCTTGCCTGAGCCGCCATCACCCATGAGCATGTGAACGGTCTTGGCCGGTATCCAGTCTGTCACATGCCATTCACGCGGCGGTGCCGGGTCTTGCAAGAGGTCCGACATATCGGTGAAGTATTGGGACTCGGCTTCGGGCCACCCCACCAGCTTCTTAAACGCGGCGCGTGTCTCTTCGTCCCTCATGTCGGGATCGAAGGGGGCTTCGTCTTCTTTTGACACCATCGCCAGCGCAGCCGCATGGTCATTGCCCCAGCCTTGCCGCCGGGCCTCATAGAGCACGCTGGCCCCGGTCGCGCCCTCACCACGCCGGAAAGAGCGCCACACCCCTTCGGTATGCGTGTCGCTGTAGCTGCCATGCTGAGCGGACCAGTCCTGCACCAGTTCCAAGCCTTCTTCGGAGCCGTCCGTTTCGTGGTGAACCGCCGCCAGCATCTTCACCCACCAGTCCCGGCTATCGGCGTCGGGGTTGGTGTCGTTGTTCGGTATGGCCATGAGCGCCGCCGCGAACTCTTCAAAGGAAAGCCCGGTTGGTTCACCAGTGCTTTCGTGCGGCTCACGGGCGGGCGGCTGGATAGCTTCAGGCCAAGGCTTCAGATCGCCCAAGACCCGCTTCAACGGGCCGCTGAGCCGCCCATAGCTGCCCTTATCACTCGTTCCGCCGGGCGCGATGACAAAGCCGCCTTCTGCCCTCACATCCACGCCGGGTCCAATCTCATTCGTGGAGTTGCGCAGCCCTTCCATGTGCAGGAAGTAGAAATGCTGACCGCCCCCGGAAGCCGTCCTGACAGTGTGGGATGACAGCGCGTCCGGGTCATGCCCCAGCTCGCGCAACGTCTCAAAGCCGTCCTTGCCGTTCTTCCGGTCAAGGTCCAGCACGGCGATGCCGGAGCGGCTGCCGGTGGGGATGCCCGGCATGGCGTCGGGCCGCTTGCGCCACCAGCGCCGGAGCTGCGCCGCATCGGTCGTCGCGTCGTCCTTCCAGCCTTCGAAGCACGGTTTCTTTACCAGCTTGCCTTTCCGCATGACCAATTCAGCGGGGAAGATCGGGATACCGGCCTCTGCCCATGCCAGTGCCACGTCGAGATTGCCTTGCAATTCCGCTGAATTATTATTACTGTTCCTCATGTCATGAGCCTTTTTGTTGAGTTTGGTTCATTTCCTGTCCCTGCTAGGACTCTTCTTCCAGCTCCCTGCCGTTGGTCCCGGCGGGGGGCTTATCGTCTCAGGGATACGAACCTTGGTGATTCGAGGGTTCGCAAATGTTCTTGTCCACATATTTGTCCACACGTTTGACCACGTGATTTCGCAAGATGCTGATTCAGAACGATTATTCAGGACATGATTCGCGTCAGGACGGACTTCGTCTCCGCCATTTCACGGCTAACCTGCTGATATAAAACGATACTGGTTTTCGGGAAGGCCGAAATCCGCGCCCTGGTACAGTCAACTGGTACAGTGAGGGCAAGGATGGCCACGATACCAAGGCTGGTTACGCGCGGGCGAACCTTCTATTTTCGCGCCTCGGTTCCGCAGGATTTGTGGGATGCTGCGGGCCGAAAAGAAGTTAAGATTTCGTTAAGGACTGCTGAGCGATCATTAGCTCTCATGCGATGCCGCGCGATCAGCAATCATGTTGATCTCGTGGTGACGGAGGCGCGGAGGATGGCTCAGGGTCAGGACACAGCAATAGATCAGGCGATCCGCGACTATTTCCGCGAGGCGCTGGACTGGGGGCAGGAGTTTGCCGACATTTTCGCGCCCGAAGCTGAGGTGGATGTCGAGGATTGCATCGCCACCCTTGAGACACGGCTCGCCCTCCTTCGTCGGCGTCTTGCGGTCAGGGACTTCCCAAGCGACGTGCAGAGCGACGCAACCACTCTTGTGGGGGCAATCCCCTCGGACACCCTAAAAAGCCGCTTTCAGGCGCTCCAGCGCGCCCAGACGGGTCTGCTCAGAGCTAAGATCGAGGCGGACCGCCTACTGTTGGCGAAGCTGCACGGTGATTATGCTCAGACGCAGATTGCTGATCCGTTGTTTGAAGGCGTTGAGCCTTCGCCAGATGGCACAGTCCCGGCGGCGTTGCAGGTTCCGCAGACAGTTCAAGCCCATTCAATTCCTGTCGCCCCGCCCTTGCGCGAGCTGGCCAAGAAATACGAAGAGGTGCTTGCTACGCAGAACATCAAAGAAAAGACGCTGGGCGATCTGCGCCTGTCCTTCGATCTCGCCCGTGCCGTGATCGACTTCGACCAGCCCGCGTCTCTGCTCGATACGAATGACATGAAATCGCTGCGCGATCTAATCGGCCAGATACCCGCCCATTATCAAAAGAAGCCGGAAACCCGCGACCTCGACCCGGTTGCGGCGGTGGAAGCAGGCAAGCTGCTGCCCAAAATGGGCTATGAGACCCAGAAAAAGCGGTTCGACTTTTTCAAGCGGTTCGTCGCATGGATGGTGGCCGAAGAATACCTGCCGAAGGTGCCGGGGGCCGACATCAAGCTGCTGGTCAAGAAGCCGCCCAAGGGCAAGCCCAAACGGCTCCCCTACAGCCCTGAGCAGCTGCATCAGATATTCCAGACGCCGATCTATACCGGACGGAGCAGCGTCACCCGATCTGGTGTTAAGGG